TACGTAGGTATTAAAGCTATGTTAGACAGACTTGCTAAGTATATGGAGGTAACACCCATAGAACATGGTAGAGATGGTAATATGAACTCTATGATTAATGCAGCTGCTAAGTTTGAAAATATTAGACAATCATACAAGGGTGCATTTTTAGATATGAAACAAGAACAAGAAAGCTCTGTGCGTGGTGGTGCAGGTTTAGCATATGACCAATTATAATAATTAAATCAAATAGATATGAGCATGACAGTTATACCGGTAGGTAGAAAATTACTATTAAAGAAATGGAGAGTAGAAACAAGAACAGCAACAGGACTTATTATTCCTGAAATTGCACAAAAAAAAGAATACAAAGGTACTGTAGTAGGTAAAGGTAAAGATGTATATGAGATAGAGATAGGAGATGTTGTGCAATATGCAGAACATGCTATACCTACACCTATGATGCATCAAGATGTAGAACATTTATTAATTCAAGAAGGAGATGTTTTTGCAATAGTAAGATATGATGAGTAGGATAATACCTACATATCATAATGAAAATTGGACAACTACAGAATTTAAGACTGATTTAGAATTTAGAGAGTTTATAGAATCCATCTTTAGTGAGCCTGGTAAATACGGGTTTACAGAGATGGCTTTTAAATTTAATGAACAAGCTAAAATATTTAACAAAGAAGGAATATATTGTCCAAGTCCATTTAGATCAAAAGATTTTACCGCGTACTGGGATGATCAAAAAAACAAATGCCGTAATGGGGTTATATATAAAGATGGTGATAAGACATGGTATATAACAAGAGATTATTATATGTGGTTGAATTTTTTACCCATATTTGATAAAGAAGAAAAAAAATATGGATTTGCTAAAGTAAGAGATGCCCAATATCACATGGCACTTTATGAATGGTTAGCTGAATTGAATAATCAACATTCTGCTATACTTAAAAAACGTCAGATAGCTTCATCTTACTTTCACATGGGTAAGCTTATTAACACATACTGGTTTGAGGAAGGAGCTACATTAAAAATTGGAGCATCTTTAAAAGATTTTATAAATGATAAAGGATCCTGGAAGTTTTTAGAAGAATATAAAATATTTTTAAATGAACACACTGCTTGGTACAGACCTAGCAATCCTGAGAAAGTTTTACTTTGGCAACAACAGATAGAAGTAAAAATTGGAAATAGAAAAACTGCAAGAGGTTTAAAATCTAAAATACAAGGTGGTTCATTTGAAAAAAATGCAACTACTGGAGTAGGTGGACCATGTACATATTTTTTTCATGAAGAAGCAGGTATTGCACCTAAGATGTCTGAGACCTACGAGTACCTACGTCCTGCTATGTCATCAGGTATGATGACTACAGGAATGTTTATAGCTGCAGGTTCAGTTGGTGATTTAGATCAATGTAAGCCATTAAAGGAAATGATTATGAATCCTGATGCAAATGATATATTTTCTGTTGAAACAAATCTAATAGATGCTGACGGAACAATAGGTAAAGCAGGTTTATTTATACCTGAGCAATGGTCTATGCCACCATACATAGATAATTTTGGTAATTCAGAAATTGAAGAAGCAGTTAAAGCAATTCATACTGAAAGAGAACGTTGGAAAAATGAATTAAATGGAGAACAATTTCAATTAAGAATATCACAGAAACCTTTAAACATTGCTGAAGCATTTGCATATAGAAAAGCTTCTGTATTTCCTCAAGGTGTATTAAGTAAACAACTTAAAAAAGTAGAGGAGAAAGAATACCCTTATGAGCTGATTGAATTAGACAGAGAACAAGAAGGTATAATTGCTAAGCGTACAAATAAATTACCTATAACTAGATTTCCTGTAGATAAAAAACAAACGGATAAAACTGGTACAATAGTGGTATGGGAAAGACCAGCAAGTAAAAAACCTGATTTCGGTGCATACTATGCATCTATTGATCCAGTATCAGAAGGTAAAACAACTACATCAGATTCATTGTGTAGTATATTTATATATAAGAATGCAGTAGAGGTAACGAGAACTACCAAATCAGGTGATACTGAACAGTTTATAGAAAAAGATAAGATAGTAGCAGCATGGTGCGGTAGGTTTGATGACATTAATAAAACTCATGAACGGTTAGAGTTATTAATAGAATGGTATAATGCATGGACATTAGTAGAGAATAATATATCTTTATTTATTCAGCATATGATTGCCAGAAAAAAACAGAGATATTTAGTTCCTAAACAACAAATATTATTCTTAAAAGATCTTGGTTCAAATAGAACTGTTTACCAAGAATACGGATGGAAGAATACAGGTACATTATTTAAAAGTCATTTAATATCTTACGCAATAGAATTTATAAGAGAAGTAATTGATGAAGATTTAGATGATGAAGGAAATGTAATGAGTCATACATTAGGAGTAGAAAGAATCCCAGATCCTATGTTATTAAAAGAAATGTTAGCATACTATCCTGGACTAAACGTGGATAGACTTGTTGCATTTGGAGCATTAATTGCTTTTGTAAAAATACAACAATCTAACAGAGGATATTCTAAAAGGCGTGAATCAGAGACTAATTCTTTGGTAAATCCAGAAAATTTGTATAAATTAAAGTATAGTCCGTTCAAAAATATTGGACGTGGGAAAGGCAGTTCTAATAGAAACAGCAGAAGATCTGGTTTTAAGAATTTTAAATAAACATAAAAGGAATGAGAGTATTAAATGCAATGCAATTAAAGAATGGTGCTAAAGCAGAAAGTGGACCAACATTTTCTAGCTTAACCCAACCAACACAATTCTTATCTTATTCTAAAAAAACAGATGATTGGGCAGCTTGGAATTTAGATTGGCTTGAACTACAGGGAATAGAATTTTTACGTATCAATGCAAGAAGATTATTAAAAAATTATAAACTTGCAAAAGGAATTATAGATAAGACTGACTACATTGTTGAACCAGACAATGACTATAAAGAAATGATGGATGTTTTAACTAAAGAAAATGATTCTGCGTTAGAGTTAAAATTTTATCCTATAGTACCTAATGTAATAAATGTACTTACAGGTGAGTTTGCAAAAAGATATTCAAAAGTACAATTTCGTGCAGTAGATGATACATCTTATAATGAGATGCTTGAAAACAAAAGAATGCAAGTTGAACAAGCTTTACTTGCTGATGCAGAGAAAAACCTTGTAATGAGAATGATTGAGATGGGTATGGATCCTGCATCTGAAGAAGCTCAAAAACAATTGGCTCCAGAAAATTTAAGATCATTACCTGAGATAGAAGACTTTTTTAGTAAGTCATATAGAAGTATGGTAGAGGAATGGGCTACCCATCAATTAAATGTAGATGAAGAAAGATTTCATATGCAAGAACTTGAAGAACGAGGTTTTAGAGATATGTTGATTGCAGATAGAGAATTTTGGCATTTTAGAATGTTAGAAGATGACTATGATGTTGAACTTTGGAATCCTGTATTAACTTTTTATCAAAAATCTCCAGATCAAAGATATATTGCTGATTCTAATTATGCAGGTAAAATAGACTTAATGACTGTTTCTGATGTAGTAGATAAATACGGATATTTAATGGATGAAAAACAACTTCAATCCTTACAAAAAATATATCCTGCTAGATCTGCACAATATCAAGTAAACGGTTATCAAAATGATGGTTCATATTATGATGCAACTAGATCACATGAATGGAATACACAAATGCCAGGTTTAGCATACAGACAGTATACAAGTAATTACTGGAATGACCCTGCAGCTGGTGGAGATATACTCAGTGAGATATTAGATCAGAGTGAAGATACTGGTCCATTAGAGGAAGGTAACTTAATGAGAATATCTACTATTTATTGGAAGACTCAACGCAAATTGGGTCATTTAACTAAAATAGAAATGGATGGTGAGATAACACAAGAAGTTGTAGATGAAACTTTTAGGGTGACTGAAAAAGGAATGTATGATACTTCACTATTTAGAAATAAAACAAAAGAAAATTTAATACAGGGTGAACATATAGAATGGATATGGATTAATGAGGTTTGGGGTGGAGTTAAAATAGGTCCAAACTTACCAGCGATGTGGAGATCCACAATGGGAGACAATATAAATCCGATATACATAGGTATAAACAGAACTAAGCCTGGTAGATTACCTTTTCAATTTAAGGGAAATAACACACTTTATGGATGTAAACTTCCTGTAGAAGGAAGAGTCTTTTCTGATAGAAATACTAGATCAACTTCACTAGTAGATTTGATGAAAGCATATCAAGTAGGTTACAATATGGTCAATAATCAAATAGCAGATATCTTAATAGATGAACTAGGTACAGTGATTATGTTTGATCAAAATGCATTACCACGTCACTCAATGGGAGAAGATTGGGGTAAAAATAATTATGCTAAAGCATATGTGGCAATGAAAGATTTTCAGATGTTACCTCTAGATACATCTATTACTAATACTGAGAATGCTACTAATTTTAATCACTATCAAACTCTAAACATGGAGCAAACTAGTAGATTAATGTCAAGGATTCAATTAGCTAATTATTTTAAACAACAATGTTTTGATTCTATAGGAGTCAACCCACAACGTCTAGGAGGCGCTGTATCAGCTCAAACTGCCACAGGGGTTGTACAAGCTATGCAACAATCATATGCGCAAACAGAAATGTACTTTGTGCAGCACTCAGACCAATTAATGCCTAGAGTACATCAAATGAGAACTGATCTTGCTCAATATTATCAAAGTAATAATCCAAGTATAAGATTATCATATATATCTACTGAAGCTGAAAAAGTTAATTTTACAATTAATGGAACAGATTTATTACTTAGAGATTTTAATATTTTTGCAACAACTAAAACTAATCATAGAGCTATTTTAGAAAATCTAAAACAAATGGCACTTACAAATAATACTACAGGTGCTAGTATATATGAATTAGGTAATATAGTTAAAGCAGATTCTATTGCTGAAGTAACAGACATACTTAAAGATTCTGAAACAAGAATGCAACAGCAACGTCAACAAGAAATGCAACAACAACAACAAATGCAAGAACAAGCTATACAAGCTAAAGCTCAAGATGAGCAAATGAAATTGCAAGTTGAAATGCAAGAAAATGATAAAGACAGACAAAATAAAATTACATTAGCAGAAATTAAATCAGCAGGTTTTGGTTCTGGTGCAGACATAAATCAAAATAAAGAGTCTGATTTTCAAGATGCTATGAAAGAAATACGTGAGACTACACAATATAGAGAACAAATGAATCTTAAACGTGAAGAAGTCTCTGCTAAACAGAATATGGAAAGCAGTAGATTAGATGTTGAAAGAGAGAAAATAAATGCTCAAAGAGATATAGCAAACACTAAACTTGAAATTGCAAGAGAAAACAAAAACAAGTATGATGTTAAAAATACAAAAGATAAAAAATAGGCGTTAGCTATATACTGCCAAAAACTTTTAAACTTTTCAAATATTATAAGTTTAATTAATAAAACATTTATTATATTATACATATAGAAAGTATTAATTATTAAAACCAACATAATTATGAGTACAAACGTAGATACTATGAATAGTAAAGTAGAAACTTTAGATATTAATTTAGATGAAATTTTTGATGGTGCACCAGGAGGTGGCGCTATAACTTTACCAGAGGAGAATAATTTAACTCCTGCACAAAAAAACATTTTTTCAAGAAAAACTAAATCAGATTTTTCTTTTGCAGATCCTGATAAAGATAACAAGGATGATTTAAATGCAAAGGTAGATGATGTTACTAAAGAGCCTGAAGCAATTGTAGAAGAAGAATCTGAAACAAATGAAAAAAATGACCAGTCTATAAATACAGATTCTGAAGAAGGGGAAAGTATATTAGATACATTAGATGATGAAACTGAGGAAGATGAAATCAAAGCTAAAAGAGGTAGAAAACCTATTAATGGAATAGCTGATGTATTTTCTAAGTTAATCAGTGATGATAAAATTGTTCCTTTTGATGATGATAAAGATTTGTCAGAATATTCTGCTAAAGATTGGGAGGAATTAATTCAAGCTAATTTAGATGAGAAAGCTAATCAAGTAAGAAGAGAAACTCCTAAACAATTTTTTGAGAGTTTACCTAAAGAACTTCAAGTAGCTGCAAGATATGTTGCTGATGGAGGAAAAGATTTAAAAGGTTTATTTAATACTTTAGGTAGTGTTGAAGAACATAGAGCTTTAAATGTAGAAGTTGAGAAGGATCAAGAAAGAATTATATCTGAGTACTTAGGTGCAACAGGTTATGGTACTCAAGAAGAGATCCAAGAAGAAATAGAAATTTGGAAAGACTTAGGTAAATTGCAACAGCAAGCTTCAAAGTTTAAACCAAAATTAGATAAGATGCAAGAAAAAGTTGTTGCTCAAAAACTTGAACAACAAGATTTGAAAAGAAAGCAACAAGAACATGCATCACAAGAATATATGAAAAATGTGTATAACACATTAAAAGATGGCAAAATAAATGAGATTAAAGTTGATAAAAAAACACAAGCTATGTTATATAATGGCTTAGTATCTCCAAGCTACCCATCTGTAAGTGGTAAGAATACTAATTTATTAGGACACTTATTAGAAAAATATCAGTTTGTTGAACCTAACTATAGTTTAATTTCTGAAGCCTTATGGTTGTTACAAGATCCAGAAGGTTACAAAAGTAAAATTATGCAGAAGGGCGCACAAAAAAGCGTTGAAGCAACAGTAAGAAAATTAAAAACTGAGCAGTCTAATGCTGGTGGATCTACTTCTTTAGGAGTAAAAGATGAAGAACCAAGCAGTAATAGAACAACAGGAAGAAAAAAATTACAAAGAGCAAATAACATTTTTAAAAGAATGTAAAAAGAAATTTAATTAGTAAATTAAATAGAGTGAAAACAATTATTAACAATTAAAAACAATCAAAAATTATGGCAACTCCAGTTTTAAATAATGGGATTTTCCTACGTGATACAAGCTACAATGCTAGTTCTCATGTTGATTCTTATCACCTAACCCAAATGCTTGGTAACGCTGAGCCTATGGATATGGGACCAATTGATTTATGGGCAATGACCCAAAAGGTAGAAATGCCTTTATATCAAATGGCATCATTCGGTGGAAAGAATACAATCATGGTGGATAACGCAAGAGGTGAGTACAAGTGGCAAACTCCTATTGCACAAGATCTTCCTTACATAGTAGCAGACATTGAGCCTGCAAACAATGCTAAGGGTATTGACGGAACAACATTCCAGATCAAGATCAACAAAAGAACTTTTGGACACGGTGACATTATTACTTATGATAAGTATAATGGACTTGAACTTTACATTACAGCAGATGATATTATCCCTGCAGGTGACGGTTTTGTTTACACAGTTCAATTAGTTAACAACAACAATGCAGCAGTACTTGATGCTAAATATCTTGCTAAAGGAACAAAGTTCTTTAGAAAAGGTTCAGCAAGGGGAGAGTACGGCGAAAGATTCTCTGACATTGAAACAGGTTCTGGTTTCCGTGAATTCTACAATTTTGTAGGAGGAGCAGAAGCACATGTACACTATTCAATTTCTTCTAGAGCAGATTTAATGATCAAAGGTGGATTAAACGCTGATGGTACAGTACCTGTAACAGAAATTTGGAGAAACTTTGACACAAACCCAAACAATCCATCAGTACCTAGTATTGAAGGGTTAGTTGCAAACATGGGTAAAGCTGGTGCTAGAGAAGCATTTGAGAATGGAACTCTTACAAGAACTTTCATTACAAATATGGAAGCAGCACACTTATCTAAAATTGCAACAGATATTGAAACTTACCTAATGTGGGGTAAAGGTGGTAGAATTAAACAAGATGGACCAGATGATATTAGATTATCTGTAGGTTTATGGTCTCAGTTAGATAACTCTTTCAAAAGAGTTTATAACAAGTCATCATTTACTCTTGACATGTTTAAGTCTGAACTTTATAACTTCTATCAAGGTAAAGTTGAATTCAAAGGGCCAGACCCACAAAGATCACTTGTTGTACAAACAGGTATTGG